AAGCCTGAACGCTCAGCTTACCAAACGACAGCAGCAGGATGCTGGATGTAAGTATTACCGCTGGTCTGACTCCCGAGATGGCCGTGTCCGTCCTTGCCACCGAGCCTTGAATGGCAAGGTGATTAGCTGGGATGACCCGCCTGAAATGTGGTATGACACGAAAAGCCGTGGCCGTATCTACACAGGCCGCCGCTGTCACCCCGGCGAGGATGTGGCTTGCCGATGTATTGCAATCCCGGTGTTCGACTATGACACAGTCGATCTGCCGTTGAAAGAATCCGCAGACCGAAGAGGAATGAAGTGATATGGCATCGAGGGAAGAAATCAAGGTGTACGTCGAGATCGTAAACGGGAAGACCGTTTGCATCTGCAAGAGAGACAACAAGGGTTGTGACAAGTATTGTCAGAAGGACGTAGTGACCCGGGATAAGTTTGCCGGATGGGAAGATACCTTCCGAAGAGATCGGTACGGCAAGTGCAAGGGTGATAAGTAATGAATATGGCAAGGGCTGCGGAGTTGTCTCCACAGCCCTTTTTCCATGGTGTAACTGATGTTACGGATAAGGAGATTATGGATGAAAGGATTAGGCTCTCCGGGCCGAGGCCCTCCCATGCAGGCTCTTGACCAATATTCTGATGAAAGGAGCGGTTGCTGTGAAGAACGGTATGGTCATTTCCGCTATCTGCCGCCAGCTCAAACTGGTGTGTGACCGGATTGACAACATGAGTATGGATATCGAGCAGTTCGAGCAGAACAACAGCGCAATGGTTGAAGTTTACGCTTCCCATCGGCTGGATGAACTTGAACACGCACAGATCCTCACTCTGAAGCTGACTGAGCTGATTTCTCAGGCAGGCGAGGATGAATCCGAAGTCAACACAGATGAAGGCGGTGGCGTATTCGCTGCTGGTGAACTGAACGATGATACGGTCAGGGAACCCATCGAAGGTAACGCAGACTGTGATGACGGGAAGTAATACCGCCAGAAAGTATGCTCCGAAAGGAGGGGGACAACATGACCCCAAAGTTAGTTAGTGTGATTCGTCTGGACAGCCTTCCGCTGAACCAGACTTACTTCACGAAAGAAGGCTACCTGTACGACAGGCCGATTCTGACCAGCACAGGTATCTTCGAGTACCACAATCCTGATGGCTCCATCAGGCGGGAGTTGCGGCTCCCGGAGGATGTTTTCGCTCCTGAAAGTCTGAAGACGTACAAGGGTCGCCCCATCATTATCACCCATGACGCTGGGCTTGTCACAAAGGATAATGTCAGGGACGAACAGATCGGTACGATTCTGACTGAAGGATACCGCAGCGGCGATGATGTTCGTGCAGAAATCGTTATCCATGACACCGACAGTCTGAAAAAGGCTGGGCTGAAGGAACTGTCCCTTGGCTACAACCTGGATCTGGACGAGACTCCCGGTGTCTGGAATGGTCAGAAGTACGATGCCATCCAGAGGAACATCCGCATCAATCACTTGGCACTTGTCCGTGAGGCCAGAGCCGGTGAACAGGCACGACTGAATATTGACGGCCGTGAACCTGATAACGCTCTCAAAGGAGGAAAAGCTGTGAAGAACACCCAGAAGACCAAGGCTCAGCGCAACGACGGCACCCTGTCCCCCGAGGATTTTGCCCAGGCGATTGAGCAGTACAAGGCAAGACGTGCCCAGCGTGTTGCCGCAAAGCAGGCTGATTCCGAGCCTGTAACCGAACCCGTGGTGGAGACCACCCCCACTGAGGAGCCTGTCGCTCAGGACAATGCTACCGCAGGCGGCGCAATCGAGGTCAAGGACCCCGTTGGCGACAGCGAAGATCAGACCCCCGAGGAGAAGCTCCAGATGGCAAAGGATCGCCGTGACCGCCGTGACGAGGCAGGCGACCCCACCGACCTGGAAGCAGCTCAGGGCATGATCGCTCAGCAGGACGAGGATCTTGGTATCCTGTTCGACATCATCGACACTCTGCTGGCAGAGAAGGATTTCAACAAGACCGATTCTGAGCCTGCTGTTGAGGAACCCGCTGCTGAGCCTGTCGTTGTCCAGGACGAGGGCGAGGAGGAAGAGCCTGTCATCGGTGCTGCCGTTGACAATGCCGATCCCGAACCCGCAGAGGAGACCAATACCGACGAAGGTGAGCCTGAGTCTGAGGAGGAGAAGCCCACCATGAATGCCGACTCCATTGATGCCATCGTTCGTGAGCGCATCCAGATCGGCATGATGGGCCGCAAGGTGAACCTGGATGGTCTGGAGCTGATGGATTCCACCAAGGCTCGTAAGGCAATCATCCAGGCTGTCCGTCCCAGCCTGCGGCTGGACGGCAAGAGCGATGCCTACATCAAGGCAGCCTATGACATGGCTGTTGCAGACATCGAAGCCGGCTCCCAGAAGGATACTGGCTACCAGAAGCGTCAGATGTTCAATAAGGACGGTCGTCAGACTGAGGATCAGGGTGGTTCCGCCCATGCTCGTCAGCGCATGATCAACCGTCAGAATAAGAAGGAGGACTAAAAAATGAGCGCACAGATCAACTACGGTTTCAAGACCGCAATCGGTGAGGCAGGCGGCCTGGTCGACCTGGCTCCCTACGTCGTCAACTCTTTTGCCAACGAAGCTGAGACTGGCAAGATGAAGTTTGGCGTTGGTGTCGTAGCTGGCACCGCTGCCGGACAGGTCAAGCTGCCCGGTGCAGATGCTACTGCCGCCAAGTTCGAGGGTATCGTTGTCAACCGCCGTACCACTGAGTACGATCTGGAAGGCAAGATCCACATTCGTCAGTACAGCACCCTGGGCGTTATGCGCTATGGTCACATCTATGGCCGTGTCGCTGCCGGTGCTACCCCCGCCTATGGCGATCCCGTCTACATGGTCAAGTCCGGCGACGAGGCTGGTTACTTCACCAACGTAGCCGATGGCAACCTGGCTATCAACGCTCGTTTCATCGGTGCTGTTGATGCAACCGTCCAGATCGCCGCCATTGAGCTGCACGCCCCCGTCGTCGCTACCAACGCTTAAAGGAGGAAGAGAACAATGAAGAACACTCACACCCATTATGATGCAGCGGAGGCTCGTCTGCTGCGTAATGCTCCCATCGTGCAGGCCGTAATGGTCTCCGAAGGCTGCCGTTTTGACAGCGCAGAGGCTGCATCCGTCTTCTTCGCTCGTGAACTGGATCACGTTAAGTCCAAGTCTTACGATGTCCAGTACCCTGAGCTGACCGCTCTGAGCCTGCTGCCCATCTCCCATGAGGCTGATGCTGGTGCGGAGACCATCACCTACTACACCTACGACAAGTCCGGCATGGCTAAGATCATTGACAACTACAGCACTGATCTGCCCCGTGCTGATGTCACTGGTCAGCCCAACGTTGCACAGATCCGTTCCATCGGCACCAGCTATGGCTACTCTGTGCAGGAAATGCGTGCTTCCCGTATGGCAGGCAAGTCCCTGGATTCCCGTAAGGGCGAGGCCGCTCGTTTCCAGAACGACAACACCGTGAACATGATCGCATGGGCTGGCGACGCTACCCACGGTCTGCTGGGCATCCTGTCTCCCGGTCAGAACATTCCTCTGTATGTCCTGCCCAACGGTGCCAGCGGTTCCACCGACTGGGCCAGCAAGACTCCCGACGAGATCCTGGCCGACGTGAACGGCATGGCTGCTCAGGTTTCCCGTACCACCAAGCACGTCGAGCGTCCTGATACCCTGTGCATCCCCGCCGATGCCTACATGGATATCTCCACTCGCCGCCTGGGTGAGACTGGCGAAACCGTCCTGTCCTGGATCCTGTCCAAGTCCCCCTACATCAAGAACATCGTGCCTGCTTCCGAGCTGAACCACGACAGCAAGGAGACCAACCCCTATGCCGCTTCCAACGATGCCGGCGTTGCTTTCCTGTTCAAGAACGACGAGAACAAGCTGTCTCTGGAGATCCCCATGCCCTATATGCAGCACCAGCTCCAGGTCAAGAACCTGGAGACTGTCATCCCCTGCGAGTCTCGCTGCGCTGGCGTGATGGTCTACTACCCCATGTCCGCTCTGATCGCCGTTGGCGTTACCAAGAAGGGCGCCTAAGAAGCCACAATCGTAAAGAGAGGCGGGAAACCGCCTCTCTTTGTTTGTCTGTCCACAACTGATTTGTAATTGGAGGTAATTATGAAAATCAAGAACGTGTCTGCAAAGGTCATCGGTGTTTTTGGCCGTGATCTGATGCCCGATGAATCCATGACCTGCAACCAGAACATGGTTGAGAACCTGGCTGTCGCTACCATGCTGAAGATGGGTTTCCTTCAGCTGGATGACTCCGCTGAGAAGCAGAAGGCTCTGGAAGAGGAGATCCGCCAGAAGATTCTGAAGGAGCAGGAAGAGGCCGCCGCAAAGAAGGCTGCTGAGGAAGCTGCTGCCGCCGCTGCTGAAAATGCTGGCGAGGGTGAGGCTGATGAAGCTCCCGAAGATCCCGAGGCTCCCGAGGCTCCCAAGAGAACCCGCCGTACCACCAAGCCCACCGAGCCTGCCGCTGAGTAATCGGGAGGTGCGCCATGACTGTCGCTGATATGGTTCGGTTCATCGGAGGCGGCGAGTTCGACAACACCAGTCCCGAAGAGATCCAATTCTGGGATGATTTCGTCAGCCCCATGCTGAGCAAGAAACGGCTTGGCAAACTGTACGATCAGGCTAAGGCTTTGCTGATCTGCCACAAGCTGGCCTTGAACGGCAAGGCTGAAAACGGTCTTGGCGCTCTTGGTCAGGTAAAGAACAGCTACACCGCTACCAGTATTTCCGATGGCAGCACATCCATCAGCTTCGCCAGCGTAGGTGCCGGAAATCTGTCTGCCAATGCCGAGTACGGCATGACAGCTTACGGAACCCAGTACCTGCAACTGCTACGGATGGCGATTGTGCCGATCATGTGTTCCGGGGAGGGAGATTTCCATGCAGGCGCTTAAAGTTCTGTACAATCAGACGATTACGCTTTTCAACAGGCTCCCCAGTAAGCATGGAGAGCCTACGATGTGGATTCCCACGGTGATCGATGGGGTGCATCTCATTGTCAACAGGTCATCCAACTGGAACAGCCACGGCGGAAAGACTTCTGATGATGTGAAGCTTCACATCCCGTACACCTGGCAAGGTGACGATTGCATGGTTTCGTGCCGTGTTGGTACGGATGAAACCGCTATTATCCAGAAGAAGTGGTTCAAGCCTAAGGCTTGGAGAAAGGAACTGGAACCGGAGAATGGCATCACATTTGCCTTTGGCGATAATGATGACTTCGATTTTTTCATCGAAGGTGTCTTCGACGAGTTCCCGTCCCCGATCTCGGATCAGAATTTCGAGAGAAAAGGCTTCTACGGGTACATGAACAAGATGTACGACGATGTGTTCGTCATCTCGTCTGTCCAGAAGTTCAGTCTGATCCCGCACTTCGAGCTGACTGCGAGGTGACGATATGAGTTTTTTCGATCCTGTTGCGTTTAAGGACATCACGATCAACAAGAGCTACATGAAGGCTCATGTAAAGCTGTCCGTCTTTGGCGGTCGCTTCCGGAAAGCTCAGATCTGGGTGGACAAGGAAGTTATGAAACGCATGACTCCCTTCATCCCGAGAAAGACTGGCACATTCCTGGGCAAGATCCAGTCTGCAAACGCATCCAGAGTTGGAACAGGAAAGATCGTCACCGCTGTTCCGCCTCAGGGCAGGAAACTGTACCCGGGCGTAACCGAAAGCGGCAAGCCCTTCAACTGGACGAACCCGCAGACACAACCTTATTGGGGCAAGTACACTGCCCAGACCTATAAGAGAGAATTCAATGATGGAGTCAAAAGAATCTTGCAAGGGAGGGATAATTGATGGCTGATGAAAAGAAAGAGTATCCGCTGGATCTGGAAGGGCACAAGTATGTCACTGACGCTCTGATGGAGACTGTGAACAGCTATCCTGGCCTGTACCCGGGTGAGAAGTTCAAGTTTTCCACCACTGACCTCGATGACGGTCTGAATATTGCTGCCACTTCTGGTGCCGTAATCACAGACGAGATAGAGAGTATTACAGGCCACGTTACGCAGCTGTGTGCCTACCCGTTCATGGTTATCTTACGAGCCTCTGGCCTTAGCTCTGAGCGAAAGGTCGAGACGAAGGAGTGGATGGACACCCTGGCTGAATGGTTGACACGAAAGGCTGTCACCATCGGAGATGAAGTCCATCAAATGAAGAAATGGCCCGTTCTTTCTGGAGACAGAGAGATCCGGAAGATTTCTCGTAATACCCCGGCGTATCTGGCTGAAGTCACTGAAGACAAAGCCGAGAGCTGGGCAATGGATCTGACGATCCTTTACAGGCAAGAGTTCGACAGATAGGAGGAATGTTGACATGATTGAACGCAAGTACCTGTTCCACTTTTTGGATGCTGCCTTCAACCGTTTGACTGCTGATGCTACGGCATTGCCGAACAATACAAATTTTGTTCGGCTGGGTAAGCATTTGCAGCAGTACAACGAGGAGCTGAATCCTCAGGTGAACACCACCAACAACATCCTCGGCGAGCAGGTTGTCCTGCACACAGGCTATCAGGTGTCCAGCACCGCAGAGCCTTACTACGCTGAGACTGGTGATGTCCTGTGGGAGAAACTCCAGGAGATCGCAAACAAGCGTATCACCGGAAATGGCTGCGAGACCACCCGCATCGATGGCTTGATGGACGAGGAAGGTAACGTCCTGTGGGCTTACATGGAATCCTGCAAGGTCATCCCGACCTCTCTGGGCGGCGATGTGTCTGGAGTTCAGATTCCGTTCCAGGTGCATAACTGCGGCAACCGTCAGCGGGTCAACTTTGACCTGGCTACCAAGACGGCTACCAAGTACGCAGCACCTTGAGATCATGTAGGGCCGCCTGAAAGGGCGGCCTTTAGTTGTATGAAGGGGAAATATAACTGGAGGTAAATGATATGAGTGAAGAAATCAAGAACGCAATGCCCGAAACTGCTATGCCCGTCATTACCATTGATGACGGCTCTATTGACATCCCGATCCAGAACCAGTTTGGTGAGCGGATCGGTGTGTTCCGCTTCAACCCTGCCGACATCAATATCGTCAACCGCTACAACGAAGTGGCTGACCAGTTCGGCGAGGTCGTGAAGCCTCTGATCGATGCGAATATTAGCCCCGAGGGAGAGGGCGAGGATGATGAATCCGTCCAGCTCCTGAATGAGGCTGGAGATAAAATGGCAGACCTCATGGACTACGTTCTGAACGGTAATTCCCGTGAGGCGTTTTTCAGCAAGACCCACATTTTCACCCCTGTCGGCGGTATGTTCTACTGCGAGAAGGTGTACGAGGCAATCGGTACGTTCATCTCCCAGAAGTTTGCCACTGAGGTCAAGCGTGTCAATGCCCGGATGAACCAGCACATCCACGGCTACCGTACCGGAAAGCACGCCAAG